TATATTTAACTGGCAAATGGAGCTATTGGTCTCATGCATTAATGAATCTAGAAGATGAATTAAAGAGTGTAGATGATTTCAGAATAATAGAAGCTACTGGTAAAGGTGTACAATGCTCTCCTTTTAATGAGGTGTTTGATGTACAATCAGTAGTACTATTGAAACCAAAATCAATGAGTATAACTCATTGGACTAATGTTTTAGATAGAGCAAAAGATCAACTAGGAAAACCTTATGATACTCTATTTAACATTAAAGATAGTAAGGAGCTCAGCTGTGTAGAGTTAATAAGATATGTTCTACAAGCTGAACCTAACTATGAAAAAGACTTCTCTAATTTCGAGAAGTTAATAGAGAAATCAAAAAACCTATCTCCTCAAATGATCTACGACTGTGGTGATTTTGAAGAAGTATTCAAAGTGGAAGTTTAATTTTTTTTAGGAGTATTTAATATGCCAGTAACATCATCATCTAGACTAGGATTTCCTATACCTAGTGCTATATCACAATCTAAGAGGTTAGAAGATATCCAAGCTGTTAAGGCTGCATTAGTTGCAATTGATAACAGTGTTGCTCCACTTAGCATGAAGCAAAATGTCCAATCTGATAATTACACTTGTGTATTGACAGACTCTGGTAAACATATTTTTCATCCATCTTCAGACACAACAGCGCGTACATTTACTATTCCTAGTAATGCATCTGTTGCTTATGAACTAGGTACTTCATTAACTTTTGTTAATCATAATGGTGCTGGTAATGTATCAATTAGCATTGATACAGATACATTAAGATTAGCTGGAACAGGTTCTACTAATGTTCTTACATTAGCTCCAAACGGTATTGCTACTGCTTTAAAAGTATCACCTACTGAATGGATTATTGCAGGCACTGGCCTTAGTTAATAACATATGTCATAATACCTACTCCATTAATTTGGAGTAGGTATTATGCTGTAAATATCGTATCCTAGATTATTTCAGTCACATATACCATGGGTGAGTAGATAATATCGTCTACTAACTCTAGCTGTCTTCACAGCGGAAAGGTATATCATGAGCGCAAAGCAATTTCTTCATCAGATGTTTAATTTAATCTCTAATGAGATTGAATACAAAACAAAATGGGAGAATGGCACTGGATATTTAGATTTTGCTATCGATGACGATAGCATAACTTTCGACTCCAATGGGTATGCGAAAGCAGTGTCTCCTAAAGGCAGAAAAATTGTGTTTGTAAAAACACAATTAGGGAATTGTGTCCTGTTTGACAGGTACACTGATCCAGATAGTTCAGTGGTGGTATCCAATGTGCCGTGGAGAATAGAACAACTATTCTGTATTAGAGGATCTCTAGATGAAGAGAAAATCGCCGACATTGTTGGTACACCGTGGTCAAAGAACCACATCGGTAACAGGATCAATTCCTTCTTGTGCAAAAACGAAGAATAACTACAATACCAGCACCCTAATCGGTGCTGGTATGAATAACTATTCTTTTTTTATTTAATTTGCAAATCGTTATGCGTTAATTAAAAAAAGGAAGTATAATGTTGTTATTCTTAAAAGATTGGAATAACTATGGCAACGCTATAGTAGATACTCAAACAAAAAATAAAAGTTTTATCAGACTATCAGCTTTATATAAATCTATGGGTATAAAAAATCATGCTTTTATATTAGCATTATTAAATCCAAAATTACAAGGTGTAGATCCTTTTTCTGATGATTTAACTATAGAAGAAATGGCTATGATAGCTATCGAGTGTAGGCAAAATTTTTTTTATTTTGTAAGAGAGGTAGCAAGGGCTCCTGCACCAGCAGGGTTGATGCCTGCTATGGTAGAAGCTAATAGAGGAAATGTAGCTCTATGGTGGAGCTTCTTTAATCATATTACCTTTATTTTTACTGCACCTCGTCAGACAGGTAAATCTTTTTCTACTGATTTACTAATGACTGCACTCATGAATTTTCTATGTAATAATACACAGATAAATCTATTGACTAAGGATGATATCTTAAGAGGGGCAAATATTAAAAGATTAAAAGAAATTTATGATGAATTGCCACCATACTTAAATTTTAAATCTAGAGAAGATTCAAATAATACAGAAGCTTTAAGTGTGAAGAAATTTAATAATACCTATCTCACACATGTACCTCAAGCATCACCAAAAAGAGCTTATAACGTAGGACGTGGTTTAACTTCACCTATATTTCATATAGATGAGCCACCCTTCCAATCTAACATACATATATCGATGCCAGCTGCGTTAGCAGCCATGGGTGCAGCCTGGGATATAGCTGAGCAAAATAATGAGCCACACGGCATTATACTCACTACTACGGCTGGTAAGAAAGATTCAATTGAAGGCAAGTATATTTATACATTTGCACAAGAAGCTGCTATTTGGAGTGATAAATTTCTTGACTGTAATGATTCACAAGAACTCATGCAATTAGTGTGTCAGAATTCAAGAAGAGGCGCGTACAGAGTCTATGGTAATTTCTCTCATAGACAACTAGGTAAAACAGATGAATGGTTAAAACAAAAAATAGATTTAACTGGACAGTCTGGTGATGATGCAAACAGAGATTATTTTGGTATATGGACTAGTGGTACTATTACTTCTCCAATACCTACTCATCTGTTAGAGAAGATGAATGCATCTATTGTATCTGAAGAATTTCAGCAAATTAGTCCAATTAATAGTTATGTTCTTAGATGGTACATACAAGAGAGAGATATACCTATTTTTATGCAAACACATAAACTAGTTATTGGAGTTGATACTAGTGATGCATCTGGTGGAGATGATATATCTTTAGTAATGGTAGATGTAGAAAATGGTGCAGTAATAGCTATTGGTACTTTTAATGAAACTAATCTAATTACATTTGCACAGTGGTTAGTATATCTATTAATTACTTATGTAAATACTACTATGATTATTGAGAGAAGATCTTCAGGTATTACTATTTTAGATTATCTATTATTATTCTTACCACAAAAAGGAATTGATCCATTTGAGAGGTTATTTAATTGGGTGGTAAATGATCACATGGAAAATCAAAACCTATGGAAAGAAGTAAATTTGCCTATGAGAAAAAGAGAAGAATCTCTTTATGTTAGAGCAAAGAAAAATTTTGGATTTGCTACTAGTGGAGGAGGTCAAACATCTAGAAGTGAGCTCTACAGTACTACACTTCAAAATGCAATTAAAAGATGCAGTGATAAAATATTTGATAGAAGTTTAACTGAGCAAATATCTTCACTAGTTAATAGAAATGGAAGAGTAGATCACGATATAGGTGGTCATGACGATTTATGCTTTATTGGTTCTACGTTAATAAGAACAATAAATGGTAATGTACCTATTAAAGACGTAAAAATAGGAGATTTAATTTTAACACGAAAAGGCTACAAACCTGTTATTAAATTATTTTGCAGTGAAAAAGAAGTTATTGAAAAATACGGATTGATAGGAACACCTAATCACCCTTTTATAACACCGGATGGTGAAATACAATTTAAAGATCTTAATCTAGAAAGTAAGGTATACAAATGGAACGAGAAACTATCAATTATAGAGGAAAAAACTATAACAGATATCCTGAATCTGAGCGATCACAACTTAGAAACTACTTCTATAGGCATGATAAATGGAAAGAACCACCTGTCGCATTACATAGACAGGTATATGAAGACACACATGGGCCTATACCAAAAGGATATCAAATTCACCATAAAGATGGCAATTTCAATAATAATCAAATTGAAAACCTCGAATGCCTTACTATTGCTGAACACAGAAAACTTCATCCAATGTCTGAAGAAGCTCGTAAAAAGAGAGCAGAGGAAAACAAAAAGAGAGATCCACTCGGTACTTGGAGGAAAAATAACCCAGAGCTTGTTAAACCAACAGCTATTAGAAACGGGAGTAAATCTCAGGGTCTTAAGAATTGGAGAGAAAATAACCCAGATATTGCCAAAAAGCAACAAGAAGAGAGTAAAAAATATCTTGCAAAATGGAGAAAAGAAAACCCTGAACTCGCTTTACAGATATATAAAGAAACAGGTACAAAATATCAAAATCTTGCAAAATGGAGAGAGCAAAATCCAGATATTGCAAAGCAAATATATGCAGAAAATGGAAGAAAAGTTAAAAGTCAATCTCTTAATATATGGAGAAAAGAAAACCATGAACTCGCAAAGAGTGTATACTCAGAAAGTGGTAGAAAAAGCGGAGAAGCAAAAAGAAAGAAAAGAGATAGTTTACAATCTAATGGTGGCTGATTGCCATGAATATTTCGTAAATGATATTCTAGTACATAACTGTATAGGATTTTTATTATGTCATTGGTTTTTAACAATGGCAAAGAATCTTAATCATTATGGAATTAATTCAAAAAATGTAATGATAGAACATAAACAAAGAATAGACATTACACCAGATAATGCTTATTTAGTTTATGAACAGCAAAATGTTAGAACTAGAATAGAAGAAATATACGAGCAGTTAAAAATAGAATCTGATGAGTATATTGTTGATAGGCTAGAGAAAGAGTTGTATCATCTTGATACAAAGATTATTTTAAATGATGGTGAGTATTATAGCGTAGACGCTATAATTAATGATGCTAAAGATAAAAGAAAACAAAAGAATAAGGTAGCTGTAACTGGACAAGATATATATTCTAGATTTGGTTATAGATACTAAAAATACGATCCTAGATTTTTTCAGTCACATATACTACTATTGGTTAAGCGTGAGTGTTTTTAGTAATTAGGTATGTTAATTTTAATTAATTATACCGCCAGTTGATGGTATCCCTTTGATAATTACCGATCAGTTAAAATGATCTATCCTGAGGCGGCAGGGGAATAAGTAATGTCACTAGTGAAGCTCCTAGCCGATGAAAGGAACCTATCTGTAATATGGTAGGAAATGAGCTAAAAAAATATACAGACATATTTTTTTGTTTATTTTTGAAAATATTATTCTATTTAATATTAGTCACATATAGTAAAGATGTATCAGTGTAGTGGTTACATTGAACATTTTTATAATTTGGAGTATATCATGAGTGTAGCATATCTGGCGCATGCGATAGACATGTTGGTAGCTGGTGAGGTAAATGTCAATACCCACGAGGGTATTGATTATATCGAACTACTAGATCCACAAGGCGCATCTCTTAGTGAGTTCGATGAAAGACTCCAAGAGATCGAAGAGCTCGCCGATATGGAGCTGATCAAAAACGACGGTACCCCAAACTTCAAGGCTCATAAAGAGCTAAAAGAATTAGGATACAGAGTCACCAAAGGAGAGAGTGATTCCTTTGGATGGTTAACAGGTGTTATACATACACCTAAAGGGTGTATCGTATACGGTTAGTATGCAGCATAATACACAGTCCTATTACGGGACTGTGTATTATGACATATTTTTTTATTGATTTATATAATGTTGCATTGTAAAAGCTCTAAGAACTATGTACAGCATGAATCCAGTTTTAACAGAAGAAATAACCGAATCGTTTTTTGTCTTATTACTCATCTTAACAATGTTTTCACATAATTTTCTCACCTTCATCAATAAAGCATCTGTAGAGCGTGAACTCATATAAATGCCTCTTAGTTTAGAGATGATGGCTGGTAGATCATTTTTATTTTTCAATACTGTTCTGTTTTCATTAATGAAAACAAAAGCATGCTCCATAATAGAATCTATTGCATTTTCTATTATCTTATCTTCCATAAACCTATAATTCTTACTACACCATGCTAGTGTATTATACAGTAGTTTAGGAGGCATTGTTTGCATTGAGTTATACACGATTTCGATTAGTTCTTCTCTTATAAATGATTTCTCATCTGTAATAATAGTTCTAAGGTATCTTGTATAAGATGATATATTTTTAGTTTTATCTTTTAATTCTAAAGCACCATCTACCTCAATCATAGATGATGATGAGCCTAGTCTAGAACCTTTATCTATAATTTCATAGTGCAATCTTACTATGTTCTTAAACATATCTCTGACACGACCCTGTATATCGTTTATCATTTGCACTATTCTATAATTATCATCAAATTTATCTATTTCTTTATGCCAAATAGAATGTTTAGCTACTACTTCACCTGCTCTAAATCTAAGAGCTGCACCCCAGCTACCTTCTTTTTTTAGTACATATTTATAACTAAGTTGTGCATATGTAGCTGCTGCTATTTCTGGGTCTGCAGGATATTTAAATGATCTAAATAAAAGAGATGTTAAAAATCTATATTGCATATATATACATACTAATAGCATACCCTCTTGTTTTTCTTGATCTGTAAGATACATAGAATGATAAAATCTATGTATTAGCCACATACTAGAGATATTAAATATATCACTAGATACTAGCCATTCTGTATTAATATCTGGTAGAGCATGCACTCTGTCTTCTAATTCATGATCATCTATTTCTAGTATATCTATAAATAGTTTATTTCTATCATCATCAGTAAATCTTACTACTTGTACACCAGTGAGAGCTCCACCAAAAAACTCGATATGTTCTTGTTTCTTATTTACAAAACCAGCTTCCATTGAAGATACTCGTTTAAGTAGAGCTTTATCTGGTTTTACATGTGAGCATAGCTCATCAAATATTTCTTTTATTTTTTTACTCATATTTTCTGTGCTTCCATATAACTAGATAAATTGTTGTATACAGGAAGATTTTGTTCTAGCGCTGTTTTTCTCAACTCATTAGATAAAAAACTTGGGAGTTCGTTATTAGAATCATCTAAGATTAATGCACTGTGCTCTAGTCTTTGATCAGTAGTATCTTGCAGTATATCTGTTACTTCAATGACATCACTAATAGCTACATCACTAGAATTTACACCATACAAAATACCTACATTTCTGCCCTGTGCTTCTTCATCATTGAGTTTATTTTTATGTATTATCCAAAGACTCTTACTCAGCAGTGTATCGAGTGCTTGTGTTTCTAGTGTTATACCTGTTTGTGGATCTATTTCTTTTTTATATTGCTCATCTAATATTTCTGCATACTGCTGTGCTAATGGTCCATCCATTAGAATAGTATCAGTTTTTTGTGTTTTAATAAATGTAGATAATGTAGGTTGCATATTGTAATCCTTTTGTATTTTATCTATTTCCGCCTAGGGTGAGCTTCAAAAATCTTGTCATTGAAATGTCATCGTTGCAAACTGCCACGCTTTGCCATACATCTCTTAAGTAATCTTGATAGTTTTGTTCTGAATCAGAGTAGCCTTCTACAATAGTTTTAAATACTCCTAATGCTTGACCACCTTGTAATTCTGCTTGATCCATATCAATGACTAATGTATTGTAAATATAAGACTTTACAGCATATTCTACTAACTTAGAAAATGCAGGATAACTTCTAGGTTGTATATGATTTAAATCATCATCATTAGCCAACACACATCTGAGATATCCATTTCCTGGAATATTTACCATGTTTTTTACCATGATAGTATTTTCTGAAATGAGCTGTGCGCGAGCAGTAGATGTTACTGGTATTTTATCCATTGCAGCCATTGCAGATACTGCATTTTGCATCATTGCAGAATTCTCTGATGTATTGTAATATGCATTATTACCAGCAGCGCCATTGAATGCATAAAGAGAGATTAAACTCTGATTAAAAAACGATACATTCAAAACAGAATTAATACTTCTGCCTTGTGTTCTTGATTTTGGAATATGTATAACAGTAGTAAAATCATCAGGTTTATCAAATGATAAACCTTCTAATGATATTAATATTTGTGTACCGCCTACTAAGTTGCAATCTATTAGTACTCTTGATCTAATCACACTAAAAGTAATATTTTCATCTATATTAAAATTATTGTTTATTCTGTAATCAGTACTTCTAATTATAAATGCTTTCTCTAGTATGTTTTTAGGTATCTTATATTTCAATTCATTTAAAGCATAGCCTATTGCTGACATTTTAATTTACCTTTTCTTGTAATCAATTTTTTTTTAAACATATATTATTCAAATGTATATGTCCGATCATATCATTTCTTGGAATAATCATGCATGAGGTCAAAAATGTAACTTACTTTTTAAACAAAACTGATGAAGATAAAAAACACATAGTTGACAATCTAATAAATAAAGGAATTATTAGATTAAATAATTCACTTGATGTGTACAACACAGTATTTTTTATAGGTGATGAAGTAATTCATGAAACCTACGATAAATCAGGATTTAAGTTATCTACTACTATAGTAGATTCTATTATACAAGATTATAATGAACTCAATCACACTTGCTCAGATATCCCTTTATCTTAAACCATATAAGAAAAGATATATGACAGCTCTGAAAGAGCTACTTCATAATTTTGATAATAGCAGATTAAAGAAATCTGTAATATATAGGTTAAAAAGAAAAGGTCTAAGTATCGATAATTACTGCCTATGTGCTAGACCTTTAGATGAAATGAGTAATACAAACAAATGGATTATTGCAGTACATAAATGTGTAGAAAATTTACCATCTAGTATATCTTCAGATATTTCTATATCTGAAGATTATAAGTACATAGATGTAGTAAATGACTGGAAAGATAATTCTATTGTTTGGTTTAGAATCAGAAGAGGTGTGTGTGAAGCTTATGTGCAGTATATAGATGAATACAGAGATACACTTTATATAAGTGTTGCTCAATCTGATCATATTTTCAATTGTAAGTAATTTTTTAGGAGTATTTAATGTCGAATAAACAAGTAGTTAGAATTTACGCTTGTGGTGGTACTGGAATTAATATCGTCAACACTATGGATAAGGGCTCCATGACTGATCATGGAGTAGGGTTTGCTAAAACAATGCATTCCTATATCGATACATCAGAAGCTAATTTGTTAAACAAAGATTCTATTAAACACGATGATGTTTTTCTTTACGGCAGACCCGATGGTGCGTATGTAATTGATAAATCTGATAAGGAAGATAAATCAAAGAAGATTGACGGCTCAGGTAAAGTTAGGACAATGAATTATGACGAGGTAGTGAAAAATACAAAAGCAGTCTTACTTAAACATAAACCTACTATGTTTAACATAGTAGTGCATAGCAGTGGCGGTGGATCAGGTTCTATAATTGGACCTGCGATTGTAAGTGAACTCAAAGCCAGAAATTCTTTTGTAATCGTTATTATTGTTGGCTCAACTGATACTCGTATTGAAATAGATAATTCTATTAAGACTATTAAAACGTATGAGTCTCTTGCACAAAAGTTTGGCACTCCAGTAGTGGCTCACTATATAGAAAATAGTAAAGCTGGTAGAGCAGAAATTGATCAGACCGTAAGGCGACATATTAGTTTATTACTAGGGTTGTTCTCAGGTGAAAACATTGAGCTCGATACTGCAGACTTGCGAAATTGGCTTGATTACACTAAAGTAACTAACGCAAGAGCTCGTCTTGCACATTTAGATTGTGTTTTTAATAATGAGAAAATACATCACTCTAATGCGCCTATCAGTGTAGCTACACTAGCGATGCCTGGCATGAGTACAAGAGTAGAGCCTACACCTGCATATCAATGTGTAGGTTATGCTCCTAACGAATGGAGGAGTGATATTCCTAATGGCTTGAAGATTGTCTCAGATAACCCTATTCACTATTGTATCAGTGATGACTACTGTGGGATAGCAATTGAAAAACTCACAAAGTTGTTAAGTGAACTCGATGATATTATTTCATCTCGTAACGAAAGAAAGTCATTGCTTGATAGAAGTGATAATCCAACAGTAGATGGTTTTATTGTTTAAATAGTAAGAAAAGTATGACCCCATAGCTGCATTTTAATATATGCAGCTATGGGGTCATTATGTTTGTTTATATTAATCTGAGTCTTTATATGTTTGAATCGATTAAAACTATTTTTGTTACACCTAGTTTAATTCCAATGAAAAGACAAGAATTAAGAGAAGCTGCACTAGCATTAGGTGCAGCAAAAACTGCTGTAGAATATGCCCAGTCATTGGTGAATTATAACACACAAAGGGTAAATAGACTTAAAGAAGAAATTATTGAGTACAGTAAGGATGAGTTTTTTACTGACACAAAAATCTAAGATGTAATAAAAGATAGACTCCTTAAATAGTCTGTATAGGCTAGTAGGGGGCCTATTAGGTTTTAATTTTTTGTTTGTAAATTTAAGGTATTACAATGAGTATTATTGACGAGTTAGTAACTAACGAGAAATTGATTTTAGATGTAATTGATGCAGCTCGTGCAATAGATTATGAATTTGCTGATTATTTTATACAGGCACCATGCGGTATATATAGTGCTAATCAGTTAGAGCCAATAATTGTACCTAATAAAATGTATTACACAATTGAGAAAGAAAATAATAAAGTTATAAGAAAACCAATTAAAACTTTAGATAATGTTGTATTAGCTGTGTACACTGAAGGGGCTTGTTCAAAAGATATGCAAGTAATACCTAGTACTTATATGAAGAATAAGGAAAAGTATTTATCTCTTTCACCTATAATTCCATACTGGAGTGTTAAACTAGTCGATTGTCTGATTTCTGAACAATTAGATAGATTTGTAAAATACAAAAATGGATGTATTGATTACGATAGAAAAATGAGATCTATGTTTATTGACATAGATGATGAGAGTTATATAAATACTATCACACGAGTAAGAGAGTTATATGAAGAGATACATGTTACTGTAAATGATTTTATTAAAAACTATAGTTGGTATCTATTCTTTAAAAAGCTAAAGGTCACTAAAGTAACAATAGAGAGATCTATTGACTATAGAGCTTATAGATATTTAGAACTTACTAAATATAAAAATGAATAATATAAAACACTATATTGTATCTTTACTGAGTGAATATGTAGAAATTAAAGAGAAAATATATAATTATTCTTCTCATTCAAATCAAGCAAATGAAATTGCTGCTAATTTAATTAATCTTATTGTATCTTCATTATTTGATAAAAATCAAGATTATGAAGTAATACAAAATAAATGCACAAGTAATTTAATTGAATTAGGGTATAGTGAATATGAAGCACAAGAAATTATAGATTATGTAACTACTATAATAGCTAATAAAGTTACATCTAGAATTCCATATTTTGATAGTTTAAATAATTATGGGCAGATACAGAGTGCTCAATGTCTAAAACCCACTGTTCTTAAAGTGACTGTAAAAGATGAATAAAATAATAGTGTGTATAAATTATAACGATGCACTCTATATACTAAATCAAAGTATACTAACTTATGGATATACTACTAATAAAAATATTCATAAGTTACTCTTTGTGTTACTGAGATGTTATTTTGGAAATGATGATTACAAGTATAATAAAGAAAACAATCTTTATAATTTATTCAAATTTTATGGATTCACAAAAAGTCAGTTTATCAGTACTGTATCTGAAGTAAGTCAAAGTATTATTTTTACAACGTATAATCATCTGCCGTACTTCAAATCATACCGAAACGAATTATGCTTAGATCAACACGATTTAACACAATCGAATTCAGCAGTACTGCTAATAAGACTTACCCATCAACAATTTTTACTTTATAGCAGTAGCGATACTGCATTGTTTTAGAATGAAATATATTGTACAGTTTAATGAACTAGATAAATATGGAAAATATCTAGAGAGTGCATTTCCAGCAATTTATAATTACTTAGGTGCTGATATGAAGACTCTACTCGATTTTGCATTATTTACATTCTCTAATGAAAATAATAATCATGTATTAATATTTATAGAGACAATTTACCAGCATATTGATACAATGATTGAATCTGATGATGAAGAAAGTGATCATAGATTCAAAAAAGAAACTATTTACAATAAAGCTCTAGATGAATTATACAGTTACAATTTTAGTGATTTTATAAACAATTTCTTTAACTATATAAAACATTGTCTGTATAATCTATTTAAAGAAAATGAATTTGTTATAAATGAAATCATTGATGTAAATAGAAGTAACAAAACATTATTAGATATCGACTATGTCAAAGATTATAATAATCAAAGTACCCAGATTAGGCAATCTTATTGACAGAATTATAAATGACGAATACCCTACTGTTGATTTAGATGCACTTCTCTCTTTTATTATAGACAGTATAATAGAAGAGCAATTTAACAATATAGACGATCTTATATCGTATATGAATCATCATGAAATAATATCAGATAGATTGGATACAGATGAGATTAATGGTTTAAATTTATTTAACGATTGTGTTAACATAGTAGAAGAATTATATTCTTATTTATATGCAAATAAATACATAGGCACAAAACTAAAATACCACACAATAAGAAGAGGTGACTATGTTTTACTTAAACAACAATGAGCGTTATAAGTTACATGAATATGTAATTATTAAAGTTGATAGAATTAATTATGATATAATGCAATTAGAATATTCTACTGGTTTAGAAATAAATAGTAATGAGCTTTTATATGAAATTATAGAATGTTTAAATAATGAGAAAATTGCAAAGATTCAATTAGAATATCTTTGTATGGACTTAGTTCAAAAACATTGTAATGGTGCTATTTATTTAGAATTTCAAGAAATGCTTGATTTTATTTTGCATTATGGGAAATCACTAATGGCACACATTAAGTCACTAGGTTTATATAATGATAATTATTTTCATTATAAGTTTTTAAATAAGCGCAACAACATTCTTGTATTAGCTAGAAAAGATATTTACTATAAAAGATTTAAAGAGGGGGTTTGTATTTGACTAACGAATATGATCATAGAGCAATAGTCGTTATAGATGTATCAGATATAACTAATTCAATAGCCCAAGATTGCATTCATCTTGGGCTATGTGAAAAAGATATAACTGAGTTGTTTACACAAGCTACTGATTCTATAGTAAATGATGATTGCTATAGCGACTGTTTCGAGCCTAAAAAACTAAGGTGTTTAAATTCTAATATTAATCATGTGCAAGAAGTAAAGAATACTTTTATTAAAATATGTAATGCTTTAAGAGATAAGATAGTAAATTTAAAATTACCTAGTCTTGCAAACAATGAATTGACTATATACCCATATCTCTTTTATAAGTACACACATAAAAAATTAATAATTAGATTTATTAGCAATTATTTTTAATGGAAAATTAGTATGAATATAAATGTAGAAATCAGAAAAGTATATAATTTTAGATTTTATTCCCCAGGTATTTTAGGTATTGGGTACGATAATGCTACAGTGATGGCTATCATGGATTATGATACAGCTAAAAGTATTAGTGATGTAACATCAATGCATGCTCAGGCTTTTACTGGGTTACCAGAAAACACTCCAAGAGATCCAAAAGATCTTACTTATGTAAAATTAAAATTAACTACTAATGAGATTCGTGTAGTGGCTCTAGTATGGATCTCTTCTACACCTGTAGTTATTAACAACAATTATCTAAGTGTTAAAATATACGATAAATCTGTAGCAGATATACCATTGCTCAGAGATGTACTCATGCAAAATGGTTTTATAAAATTTGATATTGTTTCACAATAATTTTTTTTTTATTTAAAATGGTATATATTGTGAAAGATGTGAATAATCTTTCAATACACTATTTGTTACTTATTGAATAATCATAAAATTAGAAAATTGTATAATGAAGTAATATGTTTACTTTTTTCTCCTTTTTGAGTAAGCATTTTTAATTATCTTTTTCTTCAGTGATTATTATTAAATAATAGATGTGTGACGTTGTTGAGTGGGGAAGAGGCTGTATACGGTTGGGCGCCGTATACAGCCTCTATGCCGTATATCTTATTCTATTTAATAATAGCCACATATAACTATATTGATCTGGTGTAAGTGGTTTACACTAAACAATGTGTTTTAAAAGGAAACAAAATGAAATCCTTAATTGTTGATGGTAGTCTCCCGGTTGAAATATCTTCTTCTTTTTCCGAAGAGGACACTAAGTTCTTAGAGGAGATGATCGCCTTATCAACGGGCGACATCATCGTCGAGTATGACGATGATGTGATTGTTGTGAGGGAGTTCGTGATAGACGACGCAGACGTGGCTGGGGTGTGCACAAAGTATGGCGCGTCGATGGGTGGATCAGGTACTGAGAGGTATCTAATCAAGCAAAGGAGCAACTTGGAAAAGAAAGAAGTTGTTCCTGCAAAGCCTACTGTGCAAGAGGCACCAGTGAGTGCACTGAGGTTCTCAGCGCAATGTAAGCCAAAGGTGCAACGGGACTGGGTAGTGCCAGTAGTTGCCACTGCTACAGTGGCAGCGCTGGCGTTTGGGGCTTACAAGTTCTTTACAAGGGACTAAGCAGATTGCGTAGTACTTACCACATTACTTTGGGGTAAGTACTACGTTGTATCAATTTATACTTTAGGAGGTATAGTTTATGGCAACGGTAACGGTTATTAAACCTGTTGAGAAAACAACAGAGGAACAGGTCAAACAAGAATCTGTTTCAAACACAGATAATAAGACTCAACTTTATTTGAAATGGTGTAAAGACTGGCGAGATGCTATGATGGTTCTTAGCGGTATTGCTCTTGGCGTATGCGCAGGGCATGCGCTTTTCAAAGATATTACTAAATAATCATCAGTTTAAAAATAAACCATTGTGGGCTCTTATTTTTTTGTTTAATTCAAAAAATACCTATATGTTTAATATTCTGTAAAAACATTAATGAGTATTTCAAAATGAGTGTTTCAAAAGAAAATGAGTTTATTAGAGATGACTCTTATTATAAAAGGGGCATTAACCCATTAGCACATTACGTAAATGATTGTGCTAATTACTTACATATTCAAACTAATAGACCTATTGAAGATTGTAAAAAATTTATAATGCAAAGTCTAGCTCCAGGTGGAGTATTTGAATTTAAAGATCCAAGTGTAAAGTATTTACAAAGATTGGATAATGGAGATAGAGTAGAGAAAACCTCTACTATGAATAGATACATAAAAGAATCTATTCAAAACAAAGAAATCATAGCAGCTACATTTACTACATATACTAGTGAAGAAGAACACCCTAGTCTATTAGCTAAATTTATTGATACTAACGTTAAAGCAAGATCAGTAGCAAAGAAACAAATGTTTGCTGCTGAAGCAGCAGGTGATATGGTTTTGTATTCTATAAAGAAGACAGAGCAAACAAATAAAAAATTAGCTAATAATTCAATTAGTGGTGCACATGTATCACCTGGAAACCCATTGTACAATAAGACTGCACATTCTACACTTACATCAAATTGTAGAAGCACTGCAGGATTTGGTAATGCAAATAACGAGAAATTAATTAGTGGCAATAGACATTACTTTGCATATGACTTAGTATTAAATAATATTATTTCTATAATAACACATACCAATTATGAATTACTACAAAGTGTAATAGAAAAATATAATCTCAATATTCCTACTATAGAACAAACTCTAGAATGTATAAAATATTCTACACAACTATATTGGAGAAGTGAGTCTCATCAAGTAAGAATATCTAGTTTAGTGCATAAATTAAAGCCATTACAAAGAGCTGCATTTGTGTACACTGGTGACCTATTTCATATTAGAAAACTCAATGAATCATTTACAAGAGAATTTATTAAACGATTAAGTTCTAAGGTGTATAGTGCAGATGGAGATCATTTAAATATAATTAAATCTGCACAAGAAACCTATGTAAATTTAGCTCATCAAATATGTGATAGGGAAGTAAAAGGTATTGGTAAAGATTATAAAAAACTATCAAAAGAATCTGTAGAAACACTAGCGGCTACTATAAAAAATATAGAAAATACTATAAATGACTATAGAGATTTTATTGAAGCTTTTTTCGTAACCGATAACGTGCCATCATCTATGGCATATTTCCCTGAAAGTATTAGAAGAACTGTACTTACTGGAGATACTGATTCTACTATTTTCACAGTACAAGATTGGGTAAAATGGTATAAAGGTGAAATTACATTTGATGAAGAATCAATAGCAATATCTGCTGTAATGGTATTTTTTGCATCTTCTACTATTTCACATATACTCTCTATCATGTCTGTTAATCTAGGTGTATCTAGAGAAAGATTACATCAAATAGAGATGAAGAATGAATTCAGATTCGATGTATTTGTACCTACTCAATTAGGTAAACATTACTTTGCTACAATAGGTTGTCAAGAAGGTAATGTATTTGAGAAAAGAAAAATGGAAATTAAAGGTGTGTATTTAAAATCTAGTAATGCACCTAAGATTATAAATGATAAAGCATCAGATATGATGAAAGAAATAATGCAAACTGTTATAGATAATAAAAAGATATCTGTAATTAAGTATTTAAAAGCAGTAGCAGATATAGAAAGAGATATTATATCATCTGTTAAAAAAGGTCAACTTACATATTTTAGATCTACTACTATAAAAGATCCTGGCAGTTACACTAAAGAGAAAGAACATTCACCATATCAACATCATATATTTTGGCAAACAGTGTTTGCTCCTAAATATGGATTTGTTAGTGAGCCACCTTATAGTACAATGAAGATTTCTATTTCGTGTGATAGTGTACCATCTATTAGACAATGGATTAAAAATATAGAAGATAAAGTAGTAGCTGATGCTTTAGATAATTTTACTAGAACTTATAATAAAGCCACTATGACTACATTACAAATACCTCTAGAGATTATTAAGAGTAAAGGTTTACCTAAAGAAATTGAATTAGTACTCGATACAAGAAGAATGTTAAATGATATTACAATTATCTATTATTTACTTTTGGAGTGTATCGGAATCTATATGAGCGATAATAAAGTAAAAAGATTTGCTAGTGATTTTTATTAATATATACAGCATAATACCTACACCTAATTACTGGTGTAGGTATTATGCTGTATTAATCTTTTACTAAATCTATCAATTTACTTAACTGATCAAATATTTCTTTATTTATATCTGATGGCATTGAATTAATAATTACATCTGTTGTATTAGATAATTTTAAATCTCTGAGTATCTGGCCTTTATAAAAACTATTTACTCCATTTTTATCTTTAGCTATATCTAAAAGAAATATCATGTACGGTATTCTACTTAAAAACAAAATCCATACTACTTGCATAGTAGGTGTTAAGTCAGGTAATATTAAAGTATCGTATATATCTTTATTATAAAAAGAAGGTATCTGTTTTAATGATACATCCATTCTAGAATTAGATATACTTAAATTATCTAGTGTACGATCAATAGCTTGATCAATATAATTTGTATAATTAGCAAGTGTGAAAGAATGTTTTTTATAGTTTTTAACATCTGTATTATCAATACCATAATACTTATTTATTAATCTATTAAAGAAACATATATCACAATGTTTCTTTAACATGTTTGGCAGTACATAACTAGCTATAAATTGTGAAGTAGTTTGTACATTCTCATCAAACGAATTAGCTAATCTAAATGCTCTATATTGCACAGCTAATTTAGCTATGTTAATACTAATTACAGCTAAATTAGGTTTACCTGAATAATTAATACCGTCTGGTATTAATACACTTAAATCAGAGTATGTGTGATACAATACTTCTACTGCATCTGCATTTCTCCAATCCAGTGTAACTTTATTTATATCAAAGTAATCATCATTTGCAATTATTATTTCGTGATCATTTCCATAAAAGACACCTTTATGAAAAGCGCCTTTATAAATAGATGATGTAAGTTTTAATGCCATACTTACATTCATAGCAACAGAGTCTACTTTTTCGTAATATTTGTTTAAAGGCAGTGTCAGTGGTATTGCTAAACTTTGTATTAGTCTTACTAATAGATGATCACTCTTTATATACTGGCTATAGAGTTGATGAAATAATATTACTTTTTCTATGTTTTTATAAAAGCCATTTTGAATAAAAGTCCAATTTTGAGGTTTAATAGTGCTAACTTCAATTGGACTCCTTTGATAAAAAAGATTAAACATATCTTAGGTATTTGTATTAATTGTTGGTACATGCACATCATTGGGGTATTGCTACTCATTTTAAAACGATGTAAAAAAATATATTTATACTATCTATATTGTAGGTGAGAAAAACTTCTTATCTACAATATCTACTTTGTTTTAAAAGGCATAGGTAGAGCTAGAGTGTGTGATGTAAATTTTTATTATCTATACTAATTAGATGGTAGAGATGCAATTGATGTAGAATATTGAAATGATTTAAAAAATAATCAGACATATATAATACATTTGAGCATTATTCACGTGCTCGGGTAAGTTTGCAAACATATCTGATCTGGTTTATTAATCGAGCTATAACTTAAAAGGAGTTAGCATGGCTATTCACGTAGAAGAGACACAACAATTTAGTGCTGCAGCAGCAGCACGCAATGTGCAAGAAGCTGCACCAACTATTAGTTCACCAATTTCCTTTAATAAAGGATTTGGTTCTAGTAACAATAGCATTACTAGAACTAGCACTAGTGTAACATTGTCAAAAGCAGTAAAAGCTATTGACAAATGTACAGTAGATGTCGGTTTGAATAAAATTTATTCAGTGAGTTTTCATACAATCAGTACAGAGGGCACTACACTTGCGTACCCTTGCATAGTAGTGTGTGTTACACTCAAAGAAAATAAAGAAATGGGTGTTGCATATCACGTCATTATCTTGGAAGAATCTGAAGGCGCAAGGACACGTGAAACCAAAGTAGAACATTTCATGAATGAGCCTTATGAAATAATGATCTTTGGATGCGACGCATACGATCAAATTTACGATACTTATGTATCGACTGAAGTAAACAAAGCATATCCAGGTATTAAGCAGTTTGCAATGCAAGCAGAAGTAGTGCCTCGTGGATTTAAGTGGGATGATGAATTCCTAGTGGACGCGCTTACTCGCAATGCGTTACTTGCTTGTATTAATGGTATTGGTAAAGAAGCAAAATTACTCGATCAAGTAAACTTGGTTGAAAATACAAAAGAAGAATCTCTATTTGCAAGAATTAACTATAACGAGCCACCTCGTCTAGACTGGTTAGGTCTACCTATTCGTAATGATTTCTGCACATACCTGTATTCTAACAGTAATAGTAATAAAACAAATACTATTAACATGCAAGCACAACAACAAAATGTTTGCAGAGCTGGAGGATACATTGATCCAGTGTGGGTATTTAATGAGCAGCAATGGCAAATGGAGATGGCACGTAACCAGTTTTATGGTGGTGCTAATTTGGTTGCTCCAAAATTCGTGGCTAATATTGTATTGACTACACTAGAGCACGATCGTCTTCAGACATTAACTGCGCAACTTACAGCGCTTATTGGTCCAATCATGCTCAAAGAAAATGATGCATGGATCTCTTACTTTGTACCACGTAAGCGTTTAAATGGTGGTAATAAAATTGATCTAAAAGATATCGGTGCAATCAATATTGAGGGCAATTGCTCTAATAATCCTGATTTATTCGATATTCATATTGACACAACAGGCGCCAATTTTGGTGAGCCACAGACGTGGCAGCTGTGTCGTAAACTATTTAAACCAGGTGCAGTTTATTCGCTGCGTGTTAGTGAATCTGGTGCAGATACTTGGTACAACAGTGCATTCTTGTCTGCTGCTACTGAAGTTGATATGAAAAAGAAAACAGATGCAATTAACGCTATCTGTGATGCAGCCGATGCTCTTACTAATGGCGCGTTCTTTAAGCGTTATCGTCGTGGTGCTAACCCGATGATTGACAGCCATAGTGTAGTGCATACTGGCTACTATATAGACCAAGATGGTCAAAAGAGAGATATTGCAGATGTAGACTATCTTGCAATTATGAATTTTATTGGAAAGAATGATCGCACTGCAGGTGCACAGTGGCAAGCTACTTTTAATGATCTGTCTAAAGATACTCGTTATCTCTTAGCCCGTCGTCGTAAAATGATTGAAGCTGTGTTAGGCACTAATGTAGTGTATACGGGTCGTGCTAAGATTGTAACGTTTAATTCAGAATTCATTAATGCATTTGCATTAGCTGTAACTGATTGCACACGCATCAATGCATCAAATGCTAATATGGGATTTGATTCTAGTGTACGTCCAATCATGCAAGGCATTGAGCAAGCTATTGTGAATAACAGCGTTACATCTATGTTCACTCATGGTAATAATCAAGTGTTTCAAAATAGAGGCTCAAGTTACGTAGGGCGTACTAACTGGTAAGCAAATTAACCTAGTATAGAAATAAAGTAGAGAAATAAACAGGAGAGAGTCTAATAAACTCTCTCCTGTTTTGCCCTCGTAAAATTATTTTAGTTTTAATAAAGGGTTAAAAAATGGGTATATACTTAGCGTTACAAAATCATGATGATTTATTTAATAGATCAACTGTACAACCAATCATTATTAATGATATCAGTGCAGTTACAGATGCTGAAAATGATGCAGTCAATAGATTGATATCTACCAGATATACTGGAGATCTAATGAGTAATGAGCCATCTTGCGATTGTGGGTATACTAAAGATGGATATAATTTAGGTACAGTTTGCAGCAATTGTAAAGGTGTAGTAAAAGAAATATTCGATCAAGATCTACAATCATTAGTGTGGATGAGAAGTCCTCATGGTGTAGAAAAATTACTTAATCCAATGATTATATTGCAATTGAGTAAAAGATTTATTAGAAAAGGTTTTAACTTAATAGAGTGGCTTTGTAATACTGATTATCACCCAGCAGCAGCAAAACCACCAGAAGTAGATGAGCTTCTTCAACAAGGTTTAGTCAGAGGTTATAATAATTTCATTACTAATTTTGATAGTTATTTAGAAGTACTATTTAAACTTAAAACAAGTAAAAAAGAAGAGACTGATAGTCTGATGGAAAACATCAGACAAAATAGAGAATGTGTTATGAGCTGGCATATTCCACTTCCAAATAAGTCATTATTAGTCATTGAAAATACTGAAGTAGGCACATTCGTAGATCCTATTATCATAGGTGCAGTAGATGCAATTAGAACAATTTGTAGTATAGATACACCACTGTCTAATTACACATTGAGACAAAAAGAAAATAAAACAGCAAAAACTCTTTTTATTTTAGCTAAATTTAATTATGAAGTGTATCATGATATTTTAGCTAGTAAAAATGGATTATTTAGAAAACATATATTTGGATCAAGAAACTACTTCTCTACAAGAGCAGTTATTTCTTCTAATACCAAAACTCATGAGTATGATGAAATTCATATTCCTTGGGCAGCAGGCATCACTATGTTTAAACCTCATCTCATGAACAAATTAATGAGATTGGATTATACACCAAGTGAAGGCTCAGAACTGCTTCAAAAATCTATTTATACTTATAATGAATTAATAGATAATTTATTTAAAGAATTAATTAGTGAAACTAGAGATAAATGTTTTTATTGCATATATGGCAGGAATTTGATTTAGCGTTTATTAGCTGGGTTCCTTCTACTAGTAATAGTAGTCGAAAAATTTCCTTAATTGCTGGAATCTCCTAAAGCTGTATTACTACAATAATCCTGAAAAGAGATTATGATACGTTTAAAAACAATACAGATATTACAATGGACAATCAGCAGCTGAATCCCTAAGTCTATTATTTAGATACGGGAAGAGTTCAACGATCATGGGTTTGCCGCCATTAGGACACTAAGTAGGTCCGAAACAGGAAACTTCCTTTATAGGAAGATGAAATGATCTCAACATTTGGAGAAATTCCAAAGCAGCACATAACGGTGCGGGGTATATTAACGACATATCCGAAGATACTAGCCAAGTCTATCAAGGGGTTCATCTCAACGCATGAGAATCACTAAGGTAAAAACAGATGTGGATGATGTGACATTAAGTATGTCAATATTGGTTGTAAAGGGCTTCAATGCTTTTATAATTAGGCTACTATAACAGTAATGTTATATGTAAATTCCATTGAATTGCTGGAAACTCTTGCTAGATTTACTAACTACAATAATCCTGAAAAGAGATTATGAATTGTTTGAAAATAGTAAAGTAGAGACAATCAGCAGCTAAGACGCTAAATTAGTATAAACACATATTACTAACATGCGTAAAGTTCAACGACTACCGCGTAAGCGGGTAGGTGTCAAGTGACACCGAAGCAGTGGACCCCTATCAATAGGGTGAAGATATAGTCTGTTCTGTATAGAGATATATAGCGGGTACTGTAACGTACCGAACCAATCTAACGAATTGGTTGGACATTAAGGATTTCGACGGTGAAAATTTGAACGCTGTCTATAAACTTTTCTAATTGCTGGGATAACTTGTCAAACTAACATACTAAAGCGAATAGTGAAAACTAATGCGTCATGTTTGAATAATGTTAGGTAGAGTCAATCAGCAGCGAAGACGCTAAATTAGTATAAACACATATTACTAACATGCGTAACGTTCAACGACTATCACGAAAGTGAGTAGGATACCAAGTGGATCCGAAACGGAAAGCCTCTCAATTGAGAGTGAAGATATAGTCTCTCCCGGTATGAGAATATCGGATACTATTTGTATCTGGACAATACGAATAGGTTAGGATTAACGCCCTAATAAGCTTCTATTTAAAAATATTGAAAGTACTAAAATGGAGTTAAAATGTATACCTAATCACGAAAAATATCAAATAGATAAAAACGGAAATGTGTTTATAAATAATATTAAATTAAATGTTTATACAAATAAAGATGGATATAAGAGAGTTTGTGTAGATGGTGAAACTGTAGGTGTTCATCGATTACTTGCATTAACTTTCCTATCACATTTAAGAAAAACAGAACATACTCAAGTTAATCATAGAGACACTGATGCATCGAATAATGATTTAAATAATTTAGAATGGGTAACAGAAAGCGAAAATAATATTCATTCTGAATTAATGA